CGGAGGGCTTATAGATTTAGAAGATGCTATTGATCTTCGCGAAATTAAAAATATTCAGCTAGCCAATCAAATGCTTAAAGTGCGTAGAAAGAAAAAGCTTGAGAACGATCAAAGAATGCAACAACAAAATATTCAAGCACAATCACAAGCCAACGCTCAGGCTCAACAAGTTGCCGCGCAGACGGAAGTACAAAAACAACAAGCGATAACTGCTCAAAAAGCAGAGCTTAAGAAATTAGAATCGCAACTTGAAATGCAAAGACTAGCCAATGAGGCTCAGCTTAAGAAAGATCTAATGCAGCTTGAATTTCAGATGAACATGCAATTAAAAGGGGTTGAAATTGAAACTGCTAAATCTACAATTAAAGAAAAAGAAGATCGTAAAGACGAACGAACAAAAATACAAGCATCACAACAAAGTGAGCTTATTAATCAAAGAAAAAACAATTTACCACCAAAAGCATTTGAATCCGCAGGAAACGATATACTTAGTGGTGATTTTGACTTAGGTTCTTTTGAACCCAAGTAATGTATAGTGTATAATCTTATAATATTTTATTATGTCTGAAAACGTTGAAGCAAAAGTCGTTGAAAGCGAAGAGCTGTCAATACAAGAAAAAGAAGAACTTGTGCAAGAAAAAGCAGGGGCCACCTTTGAAGATGGTATGTACAAGGTTGATTTAACTCAACCTCCTGTAGAACAAACTGAACAAACAGAAAATGCCATTCAAGAACAAGAGCCAGAGGGCAGCGTGTTACGCGAAGATGAATCGGTTGAAGAAGCAAGGGAAGAAACCCCGGTGGAACTGCAAGAAGTACGACAAGAAGAAGAAGTAAAAGAGGAAGATGGAGAGATAGTTTTGCAGGAGCTTCCAGCGGAAGAAGAGCAAGAAGAAACCATTAAAGAAGTTGAAGATCTTGCTGAAGAAGTTGAAGAAGCATTTCAAAAAGAGGAGGAAGAAGGTATAGAGCTTCCTGAAAACATTCAAAAAGTTGTTGATTTTATAAATGAAACAGGCGGATCGCTTGAAGATTATGTAGCGTTAAATAAAGACTACTCCAGCGCTGATGATCTTGCGCTGCTTAGAGAATACTATCAGCAATCAAAACCACATCTATCATCAGACGAAATTGATTTTCTTATTGAAGATAAATTTACATTTGACGAAGATGTTGACGACGAAAGAGACGTTAAAAGAAAAAAGTTAGCATTCAAAGAAGAAGTAGCAGGCGCGAAATCTAAGCTTGAAGAGCTAAAAAACAAATACTATGAAGAAATCAAAGCTGGATCTAGGTTAACTCCAGATCAACAAAAGGCTGTAGAATTTTTCAATAGGTATAACACGGAAAATGAAGAAACATCAAAAATAGCTGAGCGAGCTAAATCTGTATTTTTGCAAAAAACAAATCAGGTGTTTAATGACGAATTCAAAGGTTTTGAATATAAAGTCGCTGATAAACGCTATAGATTTAATGTAAAAAATACAGATGAAGTTAAAACAACCCAAAGCGACATTAATAATTTCATTAGAAAGTTTCTTAATGAAGACGACACTATGAGTGACGCTAAAGGTTATCACAAATCGCTATTTACAGCTATGAATGCTGATGCAATTGCAAATCATTTTTACGAGCAAGGTAAAGCCGATGCTCTTAAAAATAGTATGAAAACAGCTAAGAATATTAACATGGGCCCGAGAGGGGTTCATTCTAAAAGTAATAATCAAGGAGGGGTTCAAGCAAAAGTATTAGGTGATGATACTTCTAAAATTAAACTTAAACTTAAAAATTATTAAAAATGGCAAACAATAATGTGCAATTTGGTGGTTTAGCTGGTGGGGTGATTAGCCCAGCAGCTCAAAAAGCTACATTGTCTTCAAACTACCTTAACTTTCACGGTAGTACTGGAGCAAACTGGTCACAACAATTCCTTCCTGAGCTATACGAACAAGAGGTAGAGCGATATGGAAACAGATCTATTTCATCTTTTCTACGTATGGTAGGTGCTGAAATGCCTATGGCTTCTGATCAAATTATTTGGTCTGAGCAGGGTCGTTTGCACTTAGCGTATAACGGTACTGTAGATTGTACCTCAGGTATAATTACAGTAATTACTGGTATTGATTCAGCCGCTACTGAAGCTCACGCTGTTCGTAAAGGTGCTACTGTTGTAGCTTCTGTTACAGGCGCAGGAGGTACTGAGGTAGCAAAATGTGTTGTTAGTGCCGGAAGTGAAGCATCTACTTCTACATTGACTATCAAGCCTTATGGCGGAGCAAACCTAGAAGATATCGGAAGTTTAGCGTCTGGTGATACCGCTGTAGCTGTTAAGTTCTTTGTATATGGTTCTGAATATGACAAAGGTACTGCAAGTATGAGTGGTGCTGTTGAGCCAACATTCAAAAGCTTTACCAACAAACCTATTATTATCAAAGATCACTTTGAGATTTCAGGTTCTGACACAGCTCAAATTGGTTGGGTAGAAGTTTCTGGTGAAGGCGGACAAGCTGGGTATCTATGGTATATGAAAGCTGAAGGCGATACTCGCGTACGTTATGAAGATTACTTAGAGATGTCAATGGTTGAGGCCGAAAAAGCTGATAGCAATAGCACGGTAACTGATGAACACGGGAATGCTATTTCTGGAACTGAAGGGCTTTTCGCTGCTATTGAGTCACGCGGTATTGTTTCTTCAAACCAATTTGATTCAGCTACTACTGAGGGAGATCAGCTTGCTGAGTTTGACAAGCTATTAAAAGAACTTGACAAGCAAGGTGCTATCGAAGAAAATATGCTTTTCTTAGACAGAGATGCTAACTTGTATTTTGATGATCTTTTAGCTGGTCTTTCAGCCGGTGCACACGGTGGTACTGCTTATGGTGTATTTGAAAACTCAGAAGACATGGCATTGAATCTTGGGTTCACAGGATTCCGTCGTGGCTCTTATGACTTCTACAAAACTGACTGGAAATATCTTAACGATTCTTCTACTCGTGGTCTTGTAGGTGGTCTTTCTGGCGTTCTTACTCCAGCAGGTACTTCATCTGTATATGATCAGCAGCTTGGTAAAAACGTACGTCGCCCATTCTTACACGTACGATATAGAGCTTCTGAAGCAGATGATCGTAGAATGAAATCTTGGGTAACTGGTTCTGTTGGCGGTGCGCAAACAACCGGTGATGACAAGATGGAAATTCATTATCTATCTGAAAGATGTTTGGTAACACAAGCAGCTAACAACTTTGTTCTTTTCAAGAGCTAAAATAGTTATGTAGTATTTACCCTCGTCTTATCGACGGGGGTAGGTATTACTTTTATTAAATTTTTTATTTTATTATATCATGGCAAAAAAAGAAAAAGTCGCAGTAAAAACTGCGCCCCAATGGGAAATTAAAGACAGATTGTACGAGCTAAAAGGAAATAAAACACCTATTGTTTATATGCTAAAAAGCAAAGGTATTTATTGGTTCGACGAAGAAAAAGGTTACGAACGCGAAATTAAATATTCAATCAATCAAAAAACTGTTTTTGTAGATGAATTTAAAGGCAATGCAAGACTTGGCCATATTGTATTTAGAGATGGTAAGCTTTTTGTCCCGCGAGAAAAAGTAATTTTACAAAAAATATTATCATTATATCATCCTGACAAAGGCGGGACTTATGAAGAATACAATCCTGTAGCTGAAGCAGAAAGTGATATTGACTACTTAGAGCTTGAAATTAAAGCTTTGAATCAAGCTTCTCAAATTGAGGTTGACCATGCTGAAGCTATATTAAGAGCTGAACTTGGAAATAAGGTGTCTACGATGACATCTAAAGAGCTCAAAAGAGATTTACTATTGTTTGCTCGCCGTAATCCTATTTTGTTCTTAGAATTAGCACAAGACGAAAACATAAATATTAGAAATGTAGGGATACGCGCGGTTGAAAGAGGCTTTATTAAGCTTTCAAACGACCAAAGAACATTTATGTGGGCAAGCAATGATAAAAAATTAATTACAGTACCATTTGATGAAAATCCATATTCAGCGCTAGCTGCGTATTTTAAAACAGACGAAGGTATTGAAGTTTACCAAACAATAGAGAAACGTTTGGCTTAGAAGTTGTGAAAGGCTCACAGCTTTGTGAGCCTTTTTATTAAAAAATTAATATGGCAGTAAGTGTAGATACAGTATATCAAAGAGTATTGGCAATACTTAACAAAGAGCAGCGCGGTTATTTAACACCGGCTGAATATAACTTATTTGCCAATCAAGCACAGCTTGATATATTTGAGCAATATTTTTACGATTTAAATCAGTTTAGCAGACTACCGGGTAACAGTACAGAGTATTCGGATATGGTTGATATACTTGAAGAGAAAATAAGTATATTTGAAACCTTTGGTTCGACTACATATGCAAATAGCTACTGGCCAAAGCCCACGGATCTTTACAGGCTTGGCTCAGTGATTTACAACGGAAGCGAAGTAGAGCACGTTAATAAAAACGAATATCTATATGTTACTTCATCACCGCTTTCAAAACCAACAAATGATTTTCCTATATATACTAGAGATACTAGCGGTATTAAGGTTTATGGCGTTTCTGAAATAACCGCAGGTGTAACATTTCAATACGTTAAAAAGCCCGCTAAAGCTATATGGAATTATACAGAAGTAAATGGAGAAGCGCTGTATGACACCAATGGAACTGTTGATTTTGAGTTGCATGAAGCAGAAGAAACAGATCTTGTAATAAAAATATTGCAGCTTGCAGGTGTATTAATAAAAGATCCAAGCGTTTATCAAATTGGATCTACAGAAGAAGCGAAAGACGTTCAACAAGAAAAAGCATAATAAATGGCATTATTCAATATATCACAAGAACGTTATTATAATAACAGCACAAACTTCACTGGAACAGGTGGGCAAACAGCTTTTATACTTACTACTGATATGTTTAGCCCGCTACCTTCGGCTAAAGAAGAAATTGAGGTATTTGTAGATGGCAAATTAATTAATATAAATAATTATGAGTATAGCGCTGGCACGATAACATTTGATGCTAATACAAATAATACAGATGTATTAGAATCAGGAGGAGCTCCTAAACTTGATTTATTAATCACAATTGTTCAAGTAAATGCTGAAGATAAGCTAGGTAATTATCAATATATAAAACTTAAAGATATTGTTAATAACTTTATGGTCGCTTATGTTGGTGAAGAAAAAATTATACCAAAGATAAAAAGGAACAACGTACTGTTTTTTGCGCAAAGAGCAATTCAAGAATTAAGCTACGATACGCTGCGAAGTGAAAAGTCTCAAGAGATTGAAATACCTGCTAGTTTAGAGATGAAGCTTCCTCATGACTACGTAAACTACGTTAAGTTAACTTGGGTGGACGACGGGGGTACGGAGCATGTTATAATGCCAGTTTTTAAAACAAGCAATCCTAACGCTTTATTGCAAGATAGTGATTATAATTATTTGTTTGACAGTAATAGTAATTTATTAAAAGCAAATGAGTCTGAAACTTGGAAAAAGTTTAAGGAGCAAGATAGCGGTAGCGATGCAGTTAATGATTTTTACTTAGAAGACAATAGGAGCTTTCAAGTATTGCATGGTAAAAGATATGGATCCTCGCCAGAACACATGAACGCTAATGGCTCTTTCTTTATTGATAACGCAAGAGGCAAAATATTCTTTTCAAGCCATATTGCTAATAAAATTGTAACACTAAAGTATATAAGTGACGGTGTTGCAACTGAAGAAGAAAAAATTGTTCATAAATTTGCTGAAGAAGCTATGTATAAAAGTATAGCTCACGCAATACTAGCAACTAGGCAAAACACACCCGAATATCTTGTAGCAAGATTTAAAAGAGAACGATTTGCAGCTGTAAGACAAGCTAAGCTACGTTTATTTAATTTAAAAACAGAAGAGCTTTCACAAACGCTACGAGCAAAATCTAAATGGATTAAACACTAATATATGCCAGAATTAAAAAATGCATTCATCAAAGGTCGAATGAATAAAGATCTTGATGAGCGATTAGTTCCTAATGGTGAATATAGAGACGCCGTAAATATCGAAGTTACAACCTCCGAAGGTGGAGGAGTTGGTGACTCTGGTAATGTTGGTGCTATTAAAAATATTTTAGGTAATGAAATAATTGATAGTGCATTTTCAGCAAATATACCTGGTGACGCAAAAGTTATTGGGCATACTGTTGATAACAGAAATGATAAAGTTTATTGGCTTGTTTGGTCAAGCACTAAAGATTTTATTTTAGAATACGATGAATCAAACATATCTGTTGTTTTGTGTGATTTGCGTAAACCTAGAAGCATGGTAAGCTTTAGCGGCAATACAAAAGTAACAGGCATCAATATTATAGGCGATATGTTATTTTGGACTGATAATGTGTCTGAGCCTAAAGGTATTAACATAAAAGATTTTAAAGCAGCCACTGCGCTTACTAATGCCGCGACTTTACAATCTACAACTCAACTAAATAGTGCGGATTATAAAGAGGAGCATGTTACTGTTATAAAAAAATCACCTTTATCTGCGCCCACACTTGATATAAAAGATACAGCTAGAACAAATCCTGTAACAAATTTGAGTAGCAATTTAAATTTAAGCACAAGAAGTGTTAACGATGTGTTTAATATTTATTTAATCCAAAGACTTTCTGGGCTAAAAAAGGGTGATATAATAAAAATAACATACCAAGAAGAAGATCTTGAATTAAACTATGTCCAAGATTATGAAGTAACCGCAAAAATTAACTCAGTAACAAACGGCGGAAAAAATTTAAATATAATCGCTCTTACTATAAGTGAAAATATACCAAGTGCATCTGAAATTTGGACTATTAATTTAGATCAAGAAGACCCATTCTATGAATTAAAGTTTGCAAGATTTGCATATAGATGGAAATATAAAAATGGCGAATACTCTACGTTTTCTCCATTTACAGAACCTGCTTTTTTGCCAGGCGATTATAATTTTGATTTTAAAAACGGTTTTAATTTAGGTATGCAAAATACCGCTCGTAAAATATCTATTGAAGATTTTGAAACGCCTCCCTACAATGTTGTTGAAATGGATATTTTATTTAAAGAATCCGTTGGCACAAATGTTTATAAGGCAGAGACTATAAAGCAAGAAGAGTTTGATAACATAAATTGGGGCACATATAAATTTGAAATTGAATCTGAAATAGTTAATTCTGTTGTAGAGTCAAATCAAATATTACGTCCTTGGGACAACGTTCCTAGAAAAGCTAAGGCTCAAGAAGTTACAGGAAATAGGCTTGTTTATGCAAATTACTTACAAAATTACAATGTTGCAAAAACGCCTTTAATTACTGCCGGATATTCCCAAAGAGCAGGTAATACAAAGCAAACTTTAAAATCTGATAGAGAATATCAACTTGGTATTGTTTGGAAAGATCATTACGGGAGAGAAACACCTGTAATATCCTCTAAAGACTCCATTATTAAAATACCTAAATCAGAATCTAAAAACGCAAACCAATTAAGTGTTAGAGTTGATAAGTCTACAAAGCCAAGCTGGGCAACTCACTACAAATATTTTGTAAAAGAAACTTC